AGCCATCACTTATTAACCACGCATGACCGTAGTTAGTACTAATAGTTATAGCTGTTCCTGCTGTTCCTCCATCTATAGTTTGAGTACTTGTAGGAGTTATTGTTATGTTTGCTGTACTAGCTGTTCCTGCTCCGTCTTTGATTAGGTAAAACCTACCTACATCTACGTCTGAAGCACTTGGCATAGTTATACCTCTGGCTGTTGAACTTTTCATTATATAAACAGCAGAAGTATCTGAGTCAGCTATGGTTAAACTTGTACTAGTACTATTTGTTAACCTAGCATGAGAAAATCCACCAAAGACAACGTCATTTCTAGTTATTCGTACTGAGCCAGTAGAGCTTCTGTAGTATAAATCACTATTAGAGTCGGCATATAAAGTTCTACTTACTCCCGATGATGAAGATTGTTGTTGAAAAGTAACTCCTTTTAGTTCAGTAGCACTATTATCATTAAACTCAACATCAGCATTAATATTAAGACCAGCAGAAGGAATACTCTTACCTTGCGTACTATGATCATGATCATCTAGATCGATGAAAGCATTGTTAAGCGTTTGCGCCCAAGTTGGTCCTAATGTAGACCCGACATCAGGTAAGGTTAAGTTTAAATATGTTCCCGAACTAGCCATTGTAGTCTCCTAAAATATCCATAAGTTTGTGTCTGTTGTAGCGGTTGAACCCTTTAGTAGTAGAAACTTACTTCTGTTAGGATTAGAAGTTGTAGACTCATAGACTTCTCCAGTCTCGTTTTTTCTAACTACAATCCAACCTAAAGGTTCTCTACCTAATTTATGCTCTACTACTGTATCTGCTGTACCGATGTCTACTTCTTTAATTAAAACTCCGTCTATAATAGGAGAGTTTGCAATTTGTTTAACAACCGTATTAACATTACTTTGAGTCTGAGTAACGTCTCTATTGTTAGGGTCAATCTGTTTAACAAAAGACTTTATACCTGCCATTAGCTAGTGCTCCTGCCAAAAAAGAACTCATTGTTTTCTAAGTAAACGTCTGATATAGTCAGAGGATGTCCTGCATCTCTATTATTAGCAGCTTCTTCTATTCTTCTTTTCATATCCTTTTTCTGAGCGTAAAGAATGCTCACATCACTTTCTTCCTTTTGTAAACACTTCATAGCTGCATCTATTACTACGTACTCAGCATATCCGTTTATGTCATCAAAGGTAGTAGTAGAAGTAGCTGGAGTTGTACTAGTAAACTGCTGTGCAGTGGGTACAAACCATACTCTAACTGAAGTGTTAGCGTCTGGTACAGGACTAAAAACAATGTTAGAACCTACCAGTCTATATCGAAGGTTGGCAACACCTAGTACGTTAGATAGACTACCTTCCTGTCTTAAATTTCTTTCGTTAAAACTAAAAGGTCTTAGAGTAAAATAGTCAGAGCCGTTTAGCTTTGCGTCTACTCCTCTTAGTTTATAAAAATTAGCACCTGCACTTGTAGAAAGTGCGTAGGTATCTGTTCCTGCTGTTGTAGTAAATGTGTTACTACTAACATAGTAATCTTGACCATATGTCTGAATTAACAAGTCATGTAGTTCAGCTATGGCAGCATTTATGTAAGTTTGAACTTCTATATCAGACACAAAATAGTTGTCCTCCATGTCAGCTCTTTGGCGTACTCTAGTAACCAAATTAGCTTCAGTTATATCTGCCATACAACCCCCAAAAGAAGGAGGGCTTGCGCCCCCCAGTTAGTCTTTTTTGTAATCGTCTTTCATACACTTTTGGATAAAATCTTTTAAGTGTTTTTCAAAACCTTCTTTGTCCTCTTCCTTTAGAGCTTTAAAAAGTCCATCTACTTCAGGCTCATAGCTATGACCGCCTTTTTCCATCATTTCTTCGTTGTGCTCCTTACCTTCCTCGTATGAGCTTTTTCCGTTTTTCAACTTTTCCATGATGGCGACCATAAGACCGCCTTTATCTTTTTTAGGACCCATCATAATCATTGTTAGACTCCTTAGATGTTACCTGAACCAACTCCGGCAAGGTTAGAGTTTTTAACAACAATAATCATTTTAAGAACATCACCGTCTCTAATTTCAGCTATAGCACCGTCTTTATCTAGAGCAAAAAGCTTGATAACTCCATCAGAGGATACAGTTTCAGCTTCTATTTGAAAACTTACTCCTCCACCTGTTGATATAGCAGCAGCATCTAAAAGCATAGCCTGACAGTAAAGTAATGCAGGGTATTTATCTGTGTCTCCACCTGGAACACCAAGAGTAATATCATATTCTCCAACAGCGGTGTCACTGATAGACTTAATACCAACACTTTTGTTTTCAACAAGAGTTGGGTCTCCACCTGAACCAATAGTAGCTTCAAGGAATAAAAACTTAACTTCTTTATCTAGAGCTTGTGCTCTGTTAAAACTTCTGTTTGCCATTTCATTTCTCCTTTAGTCTGAGTGTAATACAACACGCAGCTTGACAAAAAAAGGAAGCCCCGAAAGGCTTCCAGATTAAAAATTATAGTGAAACTCTTACGTTGTACCCAGGACCTCTACACCCTAACTGAGCGTAGTAACCAACTCTAACTTCAACAGAGTCAGCAGTAGAATCTCTTAGGAACTTAAGACCATCAGAGTCAAGAATCTTAGGAGCTTTACCAAGAGAGTAAAGTTTCCAAACATCCATTTGTAACATGTAAGCTACATCTTTAGGACAGTTTTGATCTGGAACTACTTTGATAGGTCCTCTAGGTCCGTGAATTAAAACACCTCTAAATCCGATTTCAGGACTTACTTTAACGTCAACATAAGAAACTTTAGAACCTAAAGCTTTTTCTAAGTCAGCAAAGTTAGAGTAGTTCATGAAACAAACATCAGGCTTTCCACCTTCTCTAGCAACTCTAGCAGCAGCACCAA